TGAATCCGGTTAAACTTATCCACATAGAGCTTGCGCTCCATGCTTCTAAGTCGCTCCGGACCCACGTCCCATCGCTGCTTAACTAGCTCCTTTACTACTTCCTCCCGATAACCTGGGACGCCAAGAAACTTCAACTTGACGGACAACACACCTGCAAGAGAACCGTCTACCTCTGGGTCGTCTTGTGCTTTCGCACGCAGACAATCCCAAAGATAGATGTATTCGTCTTCCACCTCGGCCCATTGCGGGCGTCGGCTTAGGAACGAATACAGCCAGAATTCAGAATACCCACCTAGGGTATCCTTCCTCTGGACTTTCGCGTACTTCGGCCACTCGATATTGAGAAGTTCTTCAATATCAGTGAGCCACGCTAGGTTCTCTCCGTCATACCTTAACCCCGCTGTGACAGCAGAATCAGTGGGCACGACGACAATGCGACCGATACAGTTTTGGGCGCATATCAACAGGTGGCGGACTGTACCGCGAATCTCAGACCAATGCCATCTTGACAACAAACCATTTAAGAGCGTATAATAAAACATCGCTCTCTCTTTGGCTGTTTCAAATGGGTTGGCTGAGACGTCATCGGATCTGCCCATTGGAGCGTAAGGCCTGATGTCCATACCATCGAGGTAATCACCTCCACAGCTCTCGCGAAAACATCCCGATTTACGGAATGCTGTCCCATTACCTTTGTCGCACGAAGTTTTGTCGACATTGATAATGAGACCGAGCTTTGGGAATACAGCAAGGACATACTTGTGCAAAGCATAGGGGTAAATCAAATCATCCCCATAAACGCTTATGTACTTATGTCCAATCCCTAACTCGTTCGCTATACTCAATAACAATGAGTAGAACACCAGCGTTTGCAGCGGAAACGTATAACCCTTACCCATCAACAAAGGAGAACTTACATCTAATATTTCCCCCTCGTATGATACCTTTCGGATGCGGTCTGAATCAATTACATCGATCCATCCCTTGGGTAATATACGTTGCAGTAGGGCCCAGCTTATATTGTCTGATGCTTTAGACATGTCAGCTGTGACTAGATGGCCCGTACGGCTAGCCTTCAGAGCGACACGTTTGTGCTCTTGCTGCTTCCGACGTATATCTAGTCCTGCATTAACCGCTAGTCGATCCATGATCATGCGCCCCAGCCCGTTGGATATAAAACCTCCAAGGACTGTGTCAGGCACAATAACACGACCGACATTGTACTTCTTGGGAACTATGGTTAGGTTGAGATGTTCTGTGAGGTTTATGCACTTCTCAAGGCCGATGGCCCGAGCGCGGATAATTTCGCGTCGCATAATTTCACGTAGTTGTTCATCTTCTACGATCCATTTACCCCACAACTTCACCTGACGTCTTGTCGCACTGAGATCTTTAAGCCTATTGAACAAATAAGCGCGGGACCTCGGAATGCCGTAAGACGCCTTACTACCGAAACGACAACTACGCTTGTGCTCCTCTTCATCGTATTGACCTAATATGTATGAACAGAGCTCTTGTGCCCCATCCAACACGCGGTCGATTACTGGAGATGAAGGTAGACTCTGGAGTACCGCAGACTGAGTACGCACGAAATCGATAGCCGTTTTGGCATCAGCGACTTCACGCGCCCAACCTGGGCATACTACTCCGTCATCATTTGCATCGTCGTCAAATAACCATCTCTTCCCGAACATTTCTGCTTGCCTAGCGGCTTTAGCATAATATGCTGGCATGACCATATAATTAGGGAAAGTACAACCCCTAACAATGTTCATGTCACCACTTGCAAGCGCGTAACTCATGCGCTTGAAGGGTGCGTCGAGTGGATATTCGGTGTTAGCAACAACCTTCCGGAGATCAGTAACTAAGAATCCCCAGACCCTGCGCAGCTCTACGTCAAGATGTTTAACAGACATGGTAGCTCCAGTGTCAGTTCTTCCCATCGGCCGATATTGGCGTCAGGAGGGCGAAAGCCCCGGGGTTAACTCCCCTAAGTTATGCCTTACTTCCGGTCGTGAAGAACTGAGAGAAGTCGCTGTCGAACAGGACCTGCGCTGCTTTCTTGCGCAACTCCTCTTCATCTGCAGCAGACAACTCCGGATGTACTTCAACCTTGATACGTACAACGTTAAAGGCAACTTCACCCGTAGAGAGGACCTGAGGAGCGACAAGTGTCACTTCACGGTTTCCCTTAGAGTATGTGTTGCTGTTCGCGTTATACGTTGGCATCTTCACCTTGAACGATATCGACTCGCGGGTAACGTAACTCGTTGCTCCTACGTCGACGATCTCCACACCATTGGGTACATCTTTCCCAGACGGTGCAAAGGTTTGTGTCGTTCCACCGGTCGCGCTAACTGTCGCGCCGTCCAACAAAGTCGCATTGCTTAGTGCCATGGTAGTTTCCTCCATAAGCGGTTTAAGGGTGCAACACCTAGTGCTGCTAAGCTCATCCCCTGCGAAAGGGAGAACAACCCAGGGCCCAACTGGATAGTTCCAGGTGGGGTTACATTGATGACGCGCTCCACATCTCTTTTGTACTGCGAAACATTGCCGTACAGCGGAGTGTGGTTGCCGTAAAGCCAGGCCCCAAGATACTTTGTGAAGTAACGAGCTTCGACTTCACGGGTAACAGTTCGCCAAGAGCTAATCTGCTTACCGCGAATCGGCCTACACTCGTCCAACAACGGACCTATTCCTACGAACCAGTCAACTGCGAAGCTAAGGGGTACTAGTGCCCATGCTTGACTGACGATGCTCCTCATGCCATCCAGACCCAGTTGGGCCTGACGCGTGAAAGCACCTACATCATTGCACAACCACATCCCTCCAGTGACGATTTGCCTCTCGATGATATCACGGTCATACGTTAAACTAACATACGGCCTAATACTCATCGACAAGTCAGTGCTGCGCTGCGTGTTCTCCTCCGCCACATAAGATCGCACTTGGCGATACTTAGTTGGTATTGGGTTTAACGCGTCGACTAGGCTACTCGCTATCTCGGCTGTGCCGTTGATTAGCGGTGAGACGCCAAAGGCGTACTCAAGCCATGCACCACTGATTGCTTCGGATAAATCTTTGCCTGCGAGCCGCCGGGTCCTCTTGTGCATTTTATGCCACACGAGTTCACCAGCTTCCCGCAGTGAGGCTAGGGGGTTCTTTAGCATCTGCAGCGTCTCGAGCATCTCTCCAGTTTGGAGATACGCATCGAATGTATTTGCTGATGCTTCTTGATACAGCGCCGAATCAACAGCCTTAACTAAGGCCATGTTCGTCCAAGGTAGAGTGAGATCGCCTAATACAAGTGCGGGTACATTGCCTTTAAAGGCTGTCCACGATTGCCAATAGGTCTTAAGTCTCACATCTGTATACCAACTGTACCCATCGCCTACGTAGGAGATGTGTCTCCAGGGGTTCGGCTGTCTACGCGGTCCTATTAAGGATCGATAAACTGGCTTATAACCCTTGAGCCTACCACTCCTACTATACCGCGGACGGTATCCTACTCGGATCTTCCTAATCTTGGAAGTCCTTTCTGATGTTGCTGTCCCGGTACGGCCCACGCGTTT